GTATGATCAGAGTAATTAAAATCACAGACGAAATGAAGGGTGAAGATACTATTAAACAGAAAGAAGCAAAAGAAAAGAAAACGGAGCAAGACTATCAGCACTCTAGTAAAATTCAGGATCAGTATAGGAAGATTGATTAAACGGTTTCTAGATGTTTCATTTTAATATTTTATTTTTAATTTAAAATAAAATGTTGTTGTATAATAAATGAATCATTACTCGCAAAGTTTATCTGAGCAAGAATTATATACCGCAGAAGAATTAAAAATTGAAGATGAAGAAGAAGAAGAAATAGATCACATGACATTTAAAGATTTTTATAAGATCGTAGATGATCTAAAGAAATTTCATCCAACATTTAGACCACAGGACTTTAAAGCGTTTATGAAATCAGATGAGTTTAAAGAACAATACGATGATATCGTATCTGCGTTTCTCGACGACTTCGGCGATTTAACGATGGATAACGCATATTACCGCGATGTTGTTATTGCCCTTAGCACAATTGGTATTGAGATACCAAAACCACGTACGAAGAATAATTCCGTAAATGACGAAGATGAAAATAATAATGTTGTTGAAGATAAAACAGATGAGTTACTTTTCAAAGAAAGAGTTCTCGCTAGACAAACTAGCGAAGTCGAAGCGTAAATTTAAGAAGTATGATGCGGTCTTAATTAATAAGATTAATAATAAAATTGTAACTATACCGTTTGGAGATAACAGATACGAACAATTTAAGGACACTACGGGCTTGAAATTATATAGTAATAAAGATCACGGAGATAAGAAACGACGGGAAGCATATAGAGCAAGACACGCTAAGGATGTTAGAGAAGGCTATTACTCGGCTGGATATTTTAGTCTTAGATATCTGTGGTAAAAAATGTAACTATGCTTTAGGTATAGCATAAATCTAATAGATATTACTATTCCAATGGAAAAGCAAAGTAATATTTTCTATTTTTAAGGGAAAAATAGGAAATATCAAAAACCAAAGTCATTTTTCCTTATCTTTTTATATAAATACGCGTATTTATTAACCGTCACCATAGGGTTTAAATACTAGAATGAAAGGAATAGTTACATTTTATTATATTTCTTCTTTTTAATGAAATATTAAAATGAAATTACATTTAAAGATTTAATAATATATATAAAAATGGATTCAAGATCTTTTATTTATAAAATATATAATGAAGCAAGTGATTTGTTTTACATAGGTAGCACAAAAAATTCTATTAATGACAGATTGATACAACATAAATCTAATAGTAAAAAAAATAAAAACCATAGTTCATCTATATTATTTGATATGTATTCTGATAATAAGATAATTATACTAGAAGAATATTCTAATATAGATAGAATTGAATTGTATAAAAGAGAAGCAGAATATATTGCTAAATTTGCTGGAGATAAAAATTGTATGAATGTATATGGAAAATTAAATATAGGATCCTCAAAAGATAAGAGAGAATATATGTTACAATATGTTAAACTTACAGTAAAATGTGAAGCATGTAATAAAGATATTAGAAGAGGTTCTTTAAGTAGACATAAGCAAACGCAAATACATTTAGAAAATTTAAAACTTTTTGAAGAGAATGCTAATAAAGGAAAAACAATTCATATAGAGACAGATAAAAAAGAATGTATAGAAATAGATCCTATATTATCGAAAAAACAAATATATTATCAGACTCATAAAAATTATATAAGAAATGTTCAGAAAGAATATAAAAATAATAATAAAGAAAAACTGAAAGATTACTTGTTAGAATGGAAAGAAAATTTACCAGATGAAAGAAAAAATCAAATGAAGAAAAAAGCAAAAGAGAGAGTTTCTGAAAAAATGAAATGTTCAACGTGTGATTGTTTTTTTAAAAGAGGTAGTCTTCTTAGACATAAGAAAACTCAGAAACATTTGAAAATATTAAAAGAAAATGATATAGAAGAAGAGTTTATAGAAATGTCAGAAACTGTTATTATAGAATCTGTAGAATATCAAAATTAAATATTAAAATGAAAATAGATTTTAAAAAATAAACCCATCTTAAATAAAAATGTTATTCAAAGCGAAGAGCAATTCTGCACATACGATAAAAATTTTAGCAGAGATACTTTACAACAATGTTAAAAATATCTGTCTGGAAATCAGTAAAACCGGTATAAAGATTCACGCTGTTAATTCTCTCAGATCGATCTTATTAGATGTGGAATTATCCTCTGATAATTTTAATTTATATAAGTATAAAAGCACAGAAACTTTATATGTTGGTATATGTGCGTCTCATTTCTATAAAATGCTGAGATCAATTAAAAAGAAAGACTCTATATGTTTATTTATATCAGAAGATGATAGGCACGAATTAGGTATACAAGTTACATCATCTGAATCTGAGAGAACAACCACCTCTTATATTAATATTACGTCAGAACAAATTAATATTACAGAACTTCCTAGCGGATATACAAAATCTAACTTAATACAGGCTAGTGAATTCTCAAAAATGATTAAAGATTTACAGATGATCGGGAAAAATATACGAGTAGTCAAAGATAATTATTTAACGTTTGCTGCATCTATAGAAAAACTGTTTAAGCGTACAGTCGCTTTTGGAGATAAAGACGACCAAGAAGATGAAATTTTTGATGCGGTTTATTCTACAGAGTTATTTTCTAATATAAATAAAATAAATAGTATTTCTAAAATAGTTCATGTATCTGTAAGAATCGGTTTACCGATCTTTATAAAAACCGATATCGGATCTCTGGGTATTTTGAAAATTTTTATAAAGTCTATAGAAGACGTGGAACTCGATATAGACGTTTAAGAAAATGGTATTAATAATAAAATGAACACACCACAAAAATTGGTTTTTGACTTATTGGATAATGACGTTAAACGTGAGTATAAGGAATATATTTCTTGTATGCGGGGTATACAACTGAAAAATTTATATATCAATATGAGAGCATCGTATAAATTTTGTTCTAAATTAAATAACATTACTAACGATATGAAGATATGTTATAGCGAAAGTATGATTAAGCAAATTAACACAGGAATTTTTGATGATGATGCTTTATTGATCGAGCGTTGTATGAAAGATATTAGGGAAAGTATCCCACTTATTTTATTACCGGAGCGTGAGATAGTTAATAAAGAGTTGAAATTTATCTGTGAATGTAACAGTAGAATACGAAACGCAACATCTAATATTAACGCACATTTACTGGGAAATGCTCATAAACGTTATATTGAGAAACAAAAGTTGATGGAATGATTTTAATACTGTAGACGGTATTAAAAAAAATATTAAAGTGAATCATATCCTGTATATCCTATATTAGTTCTGTAAATCTCTCCCATGTCTTTTAGAAGATTTTTATCACGTTTATCTAATTCTAAGCATCTAATATTCCCTCCCGTTTGTAAAAATAATTCATATATTATAGCGAGTTCTGATGCTTCATTACATTCGTGAAATTGATCCCGTAGAATATGCTGACGTTTTATCGCCTGTTGGGTACTGTTAGATAATGTGTGTAAAGTTAGGTTATTAAATTGGTTTAAGAAGTCCATTTCTTTACTTTAAATTACATTTCTTTAGATCTCAATTAAAATTAAATACTATTTAAAAGAATGGAAATTAAATTAAAGAAATGGTAAAATACGATCAATCTACGATATACAAATTGTGCTGTAATAATTTAGATGTTACGGAAATTTACATCGGAAGTACTACGAATTTTAATAGGCGTAAAAACCAACATAAATTTCGTTGTAACGACGAAAAATCAACAGGCTATAATTATTATGTATATCAATTTATTAGAAATAACGGCGGCTTTCAAAATTGGTCAATGGTAGAAATTGAACTATTTAACGCACGTGATAAGAAAAATTTACACAGACGAGAACGCTACTGGATAGAAACTGAAAAAGCCAGTTTAAATATTGGTAGAATTGCTTTAACAAAAGAAGAAATAAAAGCAAATGCGGCTGAATATCGCGCTAACAATAAAGATAAAATTAAAGCAAAAAATGCTGAATATTACGTGAATAATATAGATAAAATTAAAGCAGATGATGCTGAATATTATGCGAACAATAAGGATAAAATTAAAGCAAATGCGGCTGAATATCGCGCTAACAATATAGATAAAATTAAAGCATATGATGCTGAATATCGCGCGAACAATAAAGATAAAATTAAAGAAAATGCGGCTGAATATCGCGCGAACAATAAAGATAAAATTAAAGAAAATGCGGCTGAATATTACGCTAACAATAAAGATAAAATTAAAGAAAAAGTAACCTGTAAATGCGGTTCAATTATATTGAAAAAACAAATTAACCAACATAATAAAACTAAAAAGCACCAAACGTTTCTACAACAGTAAATTAAATTTTAAATTTTTACAACTTTTAAAATAATAATATTATTCTTAATTACAACTTCTGCGTCATTAAATTCAGAACACTCGTCACAGAAAGCCTGTGAGTATATTTGTTGTTTATTTATTTTAAAAAACTGCGCCATATCAGATACAGCGTGAGTACATAGAAGCGCATATTTTTGTTTATCTAATTGTTCAGTTATTTTCTTAAAAATTTCTTCAGATAATTTTACATAACTTGTGAAATTTTTGAATTCTACTACATATGTATCTCCGTCTTTTTTTGTAATATATGATTCTAGATACTCAACCTCATAAAAACTATTTACAGAAGAGTTCATGATCTTTTGTGTTAACTCACAAATCGTCAGATAAGATCCGTCAGATAAATTTTGTTTTTCTTCGTCGACGATTGACTGGAGTTCTTGAATAGCAACTACGTTAGTAGAAACTGTGTTATTCATATTTATTTTATAAATATCTTGTCTTAAAGTTAATAAATTACTTAAAAAAAACAAGCGAATATCTTGTTCCAGTAAATGGTTCAGACGAATGTACTATTTTTGACCCATCAAAAATTATACTGCTTTCTTGAATATTAAATTTAACTTTATCTCCAGTTTCTCCGATATTATGTAAGACAGTCTCACCTCCTATATAATCGTAAAAGCCTACTAACAAACTCTCTCCAGAATTTTTCTTATCTAGATGTTGCTTCGCTACTGTATTTTTATTCACATAGACTGTGCTAAATGTGAAGTTTGGTATATGTAAATCGATAAAATTTTTGAATAAGGGCAGTATATGGGGATATTTTTTGGTATTTACGCTATCTTGCCTTTTACCCATATAAGTAGTTAGACCAAAAGATGTTTGTCTTGCGTTTCTCTGATTAAATGTTCCTGTTCTATTAGAGTGATGTCGTCGAGGGATTACACCAACATTTGTAAATACGGTTGGGATATTAATTTTCTCTAAAGCGTCGTATATTATTTTTAAATTATTTTTATCAGAAGATGATAATTTTGTAGAAGTAACTGCGTCCATTTATTTTAAGAGTTTTTATTTTTAGACTTAATTTGTAATTTATTAATTTTGTAATTTTAACAAAGGTGGTATCCTTTGTTAAAATAAATGTTAGTATTCTACTCACGAGTTGGCTTGAAGTTATCCCACAATAATACCATATTTTTGATAAAAATCTTCTTTCTGTTTTGTATTATGTGCGGAAGAATATCGACCGCGTTTCAGGTCTAATCCCATTTCACGATATAGTTGATTTCTCTCTAAATAATCTTGAGCCTGTTTAGCCTTGTTTCTATCTTTAGTTTCTTGTCTTTGGGCATCTGTTTTTAGAGGTCGGCCGGATTTTTTAATAGTTTGCGTAATGTTAGACATTTCTTATTTTATTATATATAAGTTTTTAAATTATATTTTTATAAAACTATTTAAAAATATATTGCTTATGATAAAATGGAGCAGTTATACTTTTATAAATCTGCTGTGGTTGATGATGAAAAAATTAAAGCGCAGGATCTAATGTTTTTAGATGCAAAAAAGAAAGACAACTTCTTTTTTTGTTCTCGAGATAACATATATCCAAACTGTAAAGCAGGCTGTAAAAAATATACTTCTTTTAAAAATATTGATGACTTTTTAGAGTATGAAAAAACACTAGATAAAAATGACTTAAATATGTATGAAATGTTGACCGATGAGGTAGTTGAAATTTATGATATAGATGGAGATTATACGAAAGATACTTTTCTAAACGATGATGGTAGTAAAATTTCTTACGACAGAGTAATTGAAGACTTTATTGATGCACGATTGGATTTTCAAGAAGAATACTATTCAACTATTCCACTCTCTAGAAATAACTTTTTAATTAAAAAAACAGATGATCCAGAAAAAATTGATACTCCTAAAGAGAAAATTTCTCTACACATTATAGTTAGAAATAATATGAAGTTTAAAGATATTTATGAACTTAAAAAATTTACTCAAAAGTTTAAAAAATACGCTTCTCAAGTTTACCCAAAATTAATTTTTGACAAGTCTATATATTCAAAAAATCGTAACATACGAATTCTAGGACATTCCAAAGCCGGACAAGTTGGACGAAATTCTTATAGATATCCAGAGTTTTCTTTATTTAATGATCAAAGTAACCGTAGATTGTTTTACGCATCTCATCTTATTGGAGAAGAAAAATATTACCCAAGTGATATTGACGAGAAAGATGAATTTATTATTGAGAATAAAGAAGATCCGATTGTATATCTTTGTAGTTCTACAGTTGTAGGATGGTTAATAGATCTTATTTTGGAATCTATAACTGCTAAAAAACTTTCTATATGTGACGCAGAGATTCCAGATAAATTAAATTATGCGGATTGGCAAAATTTAGTATATACTGTTTTTAATTGTATAAAAGACGAACTACCATTTAATATTAAAAAAATGTTTGAAAAACTATATCCTTATTATAGACATTCTGTTCCTTCAGAAATTGAAAATGTTTGGAATAATATGTCTAATTACATCGGTACATATGAAAAATTAACTATCAAAACTCTTCATTATTTCGCTAGACAAAACCCAAAATACAAAGACGTTTTCCCAGACGAATTAAAAGCCCACAAAGAATTTTTTGCTTTAATATTGTATAAAAAATTTCTTAAAAAAGCAAATAAAACTTTAGAAAGGGGTTTGGAAACTAATTTATATCCGATCAAATATATTCACGAATTTCCACGGTTAGTTCAACTTACTGAAAATAACGTTTACTCATTAGAATATATTCAGAATATTATCAACTCAATCTGTTCAAATATTTGTAACGGCGGTAAAAACGCTATATATGCATATACGAAAGATTATGATAAATCGTCTCAAAAAGATACAAGTAATTATACGATCAATAAGTATAAAACTCTTAGTTCTGGGGGAGGGTTTTTGAATATATGTGTAAGATTAATTCATCCAGAGTTTGAAGAGAAATATAAATTGTATAAAAAACAAGAACAAGATCTAGCGAATGGTGCTAGAATTAAGCCGAAAGATCTACTTGTATGTCCGTCAATATTTTGTTATAGAATGATGACTGATGATAAATCTTGTAAATCAATTATCTCAACTATGTTTACTGACAATTTATTTAAGACGTATAGAAAGGCTGTTTTTGAACCGTATTTACTAGAACAAAAAGTAAATAAAGATTGTCTTAATTTATTTACGGGATTTCCGTATGTAGATTCTCTGAAAAGTGGAAAAGTAGATTCTTATCTATATGAGAATAGTCTTATATTTAAAAATTTTAAAGAGAAACTCTGTAACGGAGTAAAAGAACCGTCATCTTTTGAATATGTAGATAATTATATTGCTCATATGGTTCAAAAACCTTCGGATAGACCCGATTCTATGATTATACTTTCTGGTAAACAAGGTACTGGAAAAGATTTATTTATAAGTTTTATTGAGGCTATGATAGGGCAGGATAATGTAGTTCATATTGACAAAATGGAATCTCTACTCAAAAGTTTTAATAGTAGTATAGCGAAAAAATTATTAACAAAAGTAAATGAAATCTCTGACAAAGGTATTCACATAGATAAACACGATCAATTGAAAGAAAAAATTACTTGTAAATATTTAACTATTGAACCGAAAGGATTTGATTCATACCAAATGGATCACGTCTCTCGGTATATTGGTTTTACGAACAAAGACAATATTTTGAATGTAGAAGAGTCAGATAGACGGTTTATGATGATTAAAACTGAAAATGATATGGCAAATAATATTCCTTATCATACTCAAATTAAGGCTGAAATGGATAGTATTGAGATGATCAAATCGGCTTTCTGTTATTATGCTACAAAAGATATAAGTAAATATAGTCCTAGAATAATTCCAACTACTGAATATAAAAACGAACAGAAGATTAATTCGCTACCATACAGTCTTAAATTTTTGTTCTTTTTATATGAAGATACTTTAACAGATAGTTCGGAGATATATACGAGACACGCCGAAGATATTTACGCAGATTTCTTGAATTGGAATGTAAAAATGGGTAATACTAAAAATACTCTTAGAATTAATATGGTAAAAGACTTTGAACGGTTGGGATTAGAAAAAATACGCTTCAGAGTTAATAACATACAAAAAGTAGGTTTTTCGTTCTCATATAATGGCTTACAAAAATGCTTTAGAGAATATTTAAAAGATCAGGCCTTAGTTCTACCTAAAAATTAAATGTTCTATTTATTTTTTTTTAAAATACAAAAAGAACATTAAAATCAAGTAGAGTGGAGGTTGATTGTTCGAAAAAACGTGTTTTTCGTTTTTATTTTTATACTCTTATATATATACGTATTTACTCTTTCTATTTTTTCTTTTTTTTTTTATTAATATAAAAAAAAAAGAAAAACGAACGTATTTTATCACAAGCCATTAATACCTTCAAAATTTTATCTTTGGATTTTAGAAAAACCCTAAGATGACTTATTTAGACTGTTAATAGGTTGGTATATTTTTTTTGAACAACTTTTTAAAAAAGTTCTCTTTTTTGAACAATTATAATTACCTATTTAAAAACAAATTTACTATTATAAAAAAATGAATACGTCTACAGTTACAGTAGACGTCACAGTAGAAGCTTGTTTTTACTGCAATCAAGAAGTAGAAGAAACTGACACAAAGTTTTGTTGTATGTGGAGTGAGTATTTTTCATATACTGGCTTAGAGGACTTTACAAGTAAAAATTTTAAACAAATGGTATCTGGAAATTATAAAATTAAAAGAACATGTAAAAGTAAAAAACGAACTTCTATAAAATACGATCCAACATCGCTTCATCTTCATACTGAAGAATTAGGAGCTATCACATTAAAATAAATTTGAATTACTATCTAAAGAAATGATTACTTTAATAAAACTGATAATGACTGATATTCAAAAATGTTCAAACTGTGGTTGTAAAAAATTATTAAAATTCTTTAAAGTGAGAGAAAATACTGGGAAGATTTATAAAACGTGTATAAGTTGTTGTGAAAGGTTTAAGTGTGAATTATGCGAATATACTTGTAGGTCAAATTGGGATTTACAAAAACATATTAAAATGATTCACGATAAAATAAAAGATTATGAATGTGATTTGTGCGAATATAAGTGTAGTCAAAATAGTAATTTACAGCAACATATTAAAATTGTTCACGATAAAAGTAAAGATTATGAATGCGATAAATGTGAATTCAAATGTAGTATAAATTCTCATTTACAAACTCATATTAAAATGGTTCACTATAAAATAAAAGATTTTGAATGCAACGAATGTGAATTTAAATGTAGTTCAAATAGTAATTTACAAAAACATATTCTAATTTGTAAAGGCTTAGACCACTCAAATAAATCAGGTTTAGAATTACGTACAAAAGAAGCCCTAGAACAACTTGGATTTATTGAAGAGGTAGATTATATTTTTAATTCAACTTATTCCAAACTAACCAATTTTTGCGGCAGACTTTTAAGACCAGATTTCCGTTTTCTAGACCATAAAATTATAATCGAAGCAGATGGCAGTCAACATTTTAAACCATCAACTTTCGGTGGTATATCAAAAGAACGATCAGAAGAATTATTTAAAATAACTCAAGAGTCTGATAAGATTAAAAACAGTTTTTGTGAAAAATATGGGTATAAGATGATTAGAATTTCTTTTAAAGATATTAAAGATGTGTTAAGTATTCTACACTCTGAATTAGATGAAATTATAAATTATTAATATATCATTTAAACTCAAATGATATATTAATATATGACGATCTATAAAAAGATTTGTATATGTTCAGGATATTTTAGTAAAGGATATATAGTAATTGATAAAAATCATAATATTATTAAGATAGTATATAAAAAACATATCTGCGGGAAATAAGTATACTCGCGTTTTTTAAAGTTGCTCCGAATTTGATTTTTTGAATATGAATCTTTCCTGCGGGAAATAAGTAATTCTACAAGGTACTTATTTTTTCATACTCGCGTTTTTAAAGTTTGCTCCGAAATTGATTTTCTAAAATTTCATATTCACTCTTTTTAAAATTGGTTTAGCGGTACTTTTAACACTGTTACTAACTTTCTTTATAAATTTATAAGATATATTAACTGGGTCCGATATCTCGTTTATAG